ATCAGCAGCCTAGGCCTAGAGATTTACGTGCGGGATGGCAGGAACGTCGAGATTGCAAATCAGCATCCAGCCTACAGCCTGATCACCAGCACACCAAACGAATCGCAGAACGCCTACGATTTTTGGGAATCGCTGATGACATCGGCACTGATGTACGGATGCGGTTACGCCATCATTCAACGCAGTGTGCGAGGTTATGCAGAGCGCCTTGTGCCAGTGTCTTACTACGATGTGGATGTGCGGGAAGTAGACGGTGAGCGCGTCTTTGTCATTAAGGATTATGGCGCAGTGACTCAAGACAATATGCTGGAGATTAGCGCGATGGGACGCATGTCGCCCATTCGCTTGCACCGTGAAAACCTAGGACTAGCAAAGGCAGCCCAGGACTTTGGCAGCGAATACTTTGGCCAAAAGGGACAGATGACAGGAGTGCTGGCCAGTGACCAGCCGTTGCGCAAAGAACAGATGGACGTCATCCAAAACAGCTGGAATCAAAGCGCAATGAACGCAGGGACCAAGCTGCTTCCTTTTGGCTTTAAGTACCAGCGCATCACAATCACACCAGATGAAGCGCAGTTCATTGAGACGCGTAAGTTCCAAGCGGAGGAAGTATGTAGGATATACAGCGTTCCGACGTCGCTTGTACAGCTACCAAGCCAAACGACGTTTAACAATGTAGAGCAGCAGAACTTGCAATTTGCACGTCACACAATTGCACCGTGGGCCAAGCGCATCGAGCAAGAGATTGACCGCAAGCTAATCCAGTCATTTGAGCGCCCAGAGGTTTACAGCAAGTTCAGCATGGACGACCTGTACCGTGGTGATCTTGCTGCACGGACAAACTTCTATCAACAGATGCTGACCAGTGGCGTGGTGTCAATCAATGAGGTACGGAGCAAAGAGAACCTCAACCCTGTGGAAGGTGGCGACACCCACACAGTACAAATCAACCAAATCGCGTTGGATCGCCTAGGCGAGTACAGCGACAAAGTAAGTAGCGATGGAGGACAACAACCAGCATAAAGAAGCCGAGAAGCGGACGATGGGTACCATTGAGGTACGTGACGCTGAAGGTGACGACATGGTATTGGAAGGATATGCCGCTGTGTTTAACAGTGAAACAGACCTTGGACATTTCCGCGAGGTAATTAAGCCTGGCGCATTTGATGACGTCATGACCAACGACGTGCGTGCGCTTATCAACCACGACCCGAACTTGATTCTTGGACGCACCGAGAATGGCACGCTTGAGCTGTCAACAGACGAGCGTGGTTTGAAGTACCGCGTCAAGCTAGGCAACCAGTCCTATGCTAAAGATTTCTACGAGAGCGTCAAGCGTGGCGATATCTCACAGTCATCGTTTGCCTTTACCATTGACCAGCAGAGCTGGAACGAGGAGCGCACGGTGAGGAGCGTTGACAAGGTGCGGCAGTTGTTGGATGTGTCACCCGTGACATACCCAGCATACGCAGCCGCCACGGTACAAGCCCGTGAACAACAGCTTGAACTTGACGAAGCCATCGCAGTAGCGGAGGCCGACACAGATACAAAGAGTGAAACTATTTCTAAAACAACAACCATGAATCTCAACGAGATGAAGGCGACACGTGCCAAGCACGCTGATCGCTTTGAAGAGTTGGTCAACGTCGCTGACACAGAAAATCGCGACTGGTCCAACAACGAACAAGAAGAGGCTGACCTTGCCAAGCGCGAGGTTGAGCGTCTAGACGCCAAGATTGAGCGTCGCCAAGCCCACGAAGACATGATTGCACGTCAAGCCCAGATGGGTGGCACGACTGTCACCGAGGTGAAGGAAATCAACAAAATCAACCGCAGCTTTTCTTTGAGCCGCGCGGTGATGGCTGCCAGCTTTGGTAAGTCTCTGGAAGGTGCTGAAGCTGAGTGGGCGCAAGAAGCGGCCAAGGAGTTCCAGTCACGTGGCTTGAACATGTCAGGACAAATCGGTATCCCTGCAAACGCTTTGTTGCGTGCTGGTGTTGCTGATAACTTCCAGGCTGGTTCTGGTGACGGGTCAGGTTTCGTGGCTACTGAAGTACCAGGAGCCATTGACGCTTTGCGTGCGCCATCTATGGCCGAGCGCATTGGTGTCACAACCATCAACAACGCATCTGCAAACTTGCAGTTCCCACGCGTGTCGAACAAGGCAGTTGGTACAGCCGCAACAGAAGTTGCTGCCGACTCTGACTCTACCTTGGAAATGGATGAAGTCAACCTCACACCTAAACGTGTCGCTGCCAAGACCTTGTGGTCAAAGCAATTGATGCTCCAGGGTGGTGCTGGCGTTGATGCCCTCATCTCACGTGAGTTGGCCGCTGGTGTCAACGAAACAATTGACAAGGCTGTCTTTGCTGCTGCTGCTGCTGGAGCTGGTAACAGCACTGACAAGGCTGGTGGTTCTGTCGCTGCAAGCGATTTGTACGCAATGCAGAAGGCTGTACTTCAAGCTGGTGGTGACTTGGGCCGTTGTGCTTTTGTTGCTTCACCTACTGCCATGCAGATTCTGAAGTCAGAGGCCGCTGTCGCTAACATCAGCGCTTTGATTGATGGAAACAGCATCGACGGATACAACACCTTTTACACGCCAAACCTCGTAGATGCCGACACGGTTGGCACTACTGGAGCCGTGTTGTTTGGTGACTACGCACAAGGCATGTTGCTTGCGTTCTTTGGTGGTGTTGACCTCTTGGTTGACCCATACAGCAACGCTGGCACTGCACAGATTGCCTTGCACGTGAACAAGTTCTACGATACAGCCGTGCGCCAGTCAGGTGCATTGTCTTACTTGAAGGACTTCATCGCCTAATTGACCAAAACTTGGAAGCCTGGCAATAGGGCTGGGCTTCCTTTTTTTTCTCTGATATGATTATAAGCAAGCCAGCATACGCCACAGGAACTGACATTGTATCTCTTGCAGATATGAAGGAATTTCTGCGCGTGGATCACAGCGACGAGGACACTACAATTACGTCCTTGCTCGATGCTGCGTCTGCTCATATCAGTGATTACTGCAACCGTCACTTTGCAGCTGGTGGAACAACAGTCTTTTATTTGGAAAGGTGGCGCACTGCGTCCCTTGCTTTTGGTCCCGTGACAGGTGTGCAAGCCATTAGATATTCTGACAGCAATGGCGACAGCCAGACCCTTGCAACTTCAAAGTATTATTTTGAAATTTTGACTGACAACACCACGCGCATCAGCTTTCACGATACGCCTGACCTTGAAGATTACAACGCCACACCAGTTACCATTACATGTGTGGCAGGAAAGGTACCTAACGCAAGCGTAGAGGTGGCCACCAAGTTGCTTGTGACACACTGGTACGAGAACAGGCGTGCCGTTGTCACAGGCACGATTGCAACCGAGATGCCCATGAGCGTGCGCAGCCTTTTGAGCAGCGAGCGCATAATTGACATGCGGCAATGAATGTCGGTTTCTTAGATCGTCGCATCACGCTGCAACAGCGTGGAACAGCTGTCAACGACTTTGGCGAGCCTACAGGCGCGTGGTCGGACTTGACGACTGTTTGGGCTGCCTTGGACAATAAGAGTGCCAGCAGCAATGTGCAGATGGAACAGGAAACCAGCATCAACCGCGTTACCTGGCGCATTCGTAGTAGCTCCACCACACGCACCGTTGCAGCAAGCGACCGTGTAAAGTATGGCGCAGAGTACTACAACATCCTTGCCATCCAAGAGGTTGGACGCAAGAATGAGCTTCACCTAGTTACTGAACGTGTAGTATCAGAGTGATGGCATACAAGGATAGAGCAACACGACGAGCAGCAGATCAGGCCAGAGCAGCCAACCTCATTGGTGGTGACTCTGGTGCGGGCGCACGCTTCACTGTCACAGGTCAAGACAAAATCAACAGGCGATTGAGGTACTTGGCAAAGTGGTCCAAGGAACATGAGAATCAAATTGTGAACCTCAACAGGCGCGTGGCCAATGTTTATTTGGGCTACCTCAATGCCAACATCAAGGACTTTGACCGTGACATCTTGGTACAGTTCAAAGACCGAGAAGGCTTCTATGTCAAGCGTGGAACGCTTCGGCGTTCTTTGGGTACCTATCAGCCAGAGGAGTACGACAAAACCAAATTGATTGCAGGACCACTTACCAAAAACATTGGAGGACGCAAGAAAGGCGTTCGCACATATAACGGACGCGCATCAATCACAAAGATGAGTGACGGTTGGTTCGCACACATCGTGGAAGGTGGTGACAGCTTTGGTAAGAAAAAGACCACAGTAAACACTGGCGTATTTATGAAAGGCAAACGCGCCACACAAAACCGCGCCATGAAGCTGCGCAACCGCTTGCTGAAAAAGGAGTTTAGCAATTTCATTCGTGAAGCCTTACTGCAATGAAAGTAGGTCTAGCCATACGCGCCCTGTTGCTTGACTCTAGCGACGTCACAGCCATCACCAACCGCATCTACCCAGAGCTTGCAGTTGAGGGTGCCGCCGTGCCTTACATTGTGTATTCTGTAGTGAGCAACAGCCCTAGTGATAGCAAAAGAGGCACACCAGTTGACGAGGCAGACGTTGAAATCTTTAGCGTTGCCTCCACATATTCCGCAGCAAACGACTTGGCAGACAAGGTACGTGCTGCACTAGACCGAAAGAGCAAGACCGTAAGCGTGTCTGGTGGCGCTGTCACAGTGCAGAGCATTCAGTACACCAACGAAGTCACAGAGGTTAGCGCAGAGCGCAGCTTGTATGTGAGCGTCCAGGATTACACAGTAAGAATAACACGATAGATATGATTACACCAGATTGGTTTACAGACAACCTTGGTGAGTTGGTCCTAGGACTGCTCGCCTTTATTAAGCTTGTGGTCAACATCACGCCAACAGAATCCGACAACAAAGTGTTTGGGTACTTGGACGTGCTGATCAACATGCTGATTGCAGATAGAATTAAAAACAACCCTAACAACGAATAAAAATGCCTAGTACAGGAATTTTCAATGGCTCAACTTATACAGTTAAGTTTGAGACCGAAGGCACTGCAGTAGTAACCGCAGACCACGTAACAGATTTGAGCGTTAGCGTGTCAACAGAAACACGCGACACCACAAGCAAAAACAATGGAGGATACCGCGCGTTGCTTCCAGGCTTGAAATCTTTGTCTGTCAACTTCACTGCCTTCTATGCACAAGATGCAAGCAATGGCTACAACGAATTGATGACAGATTTCTTGGCTGGTGCAAAGCAAGATGTTTCAATTAACGCAGTCGATTGGGACAATGCAGGAGCGGATATTGTAGGTGACCAAGAGATTGTCTTCGAAGCCTACATCACTTCTTTGGAGTTGAGCGCAGGAACAGAAGACAATGCGTCTTACACTTGCACCCTTGAGTGCGTCAGCGCCATCACCTTCCAAGCACAAAGCTAATTCATGACAATTACCCTAGACAACCAGACCTTTCCCGTCAAGGCCAACATGCGCGCCTGGAGAGCATTTGAACGCGCCACAGGCAACAAGGTGGCAACACTTGACAGCGAAGACGTGACCATGATGCCAGAACTGTTGTACTACTTCGTACAGGAGGGATGCCGCAAGCAAGGCATGGATTTCAAAATGGAAATTGATGATTTTCTAGGGCTTGTGGATGTGACTGATTTGCCAGCGGTGATGAAGGTTATCGAAGAGTCAATGTCGCCAGAAAAAAAAACGACGGAGACAAGTCAGGAGATCCACTTGAATGGGACGAAATAGAGGAGTTGGGCCTAGGGCTTTTGGGCCTTACGCCTGACTCCCTCTATAACTTCACATTTCGTGAGTTTGGCAACGCGGTGCGTGGTCGATGCAAATCCCAGGAACAGTTTGACCGTTCCAATTGGGAGCGCGTCCGATGGCAAACCGCGTTGTTGTTGAACGTACACACCAAGAAGGGAGCAAGCATTAAACCCAAAGACCTTGCAACCTTCCCGTGGGAAGAATCAAATAAAAAGAATCCAGGTCAGGGCTGGTCGCAGCTCATGGCACTAGCAACAGAACAAGATGGCGAAACTAGGTGATCTCGTAGTTAGGATTGGTGCGGATACGCGCGATCTAAATAAGAGCCTTGGAAGGGTGCAGCGCAACATGCGCTCTATGACTGGCAACATTACGCGAATGGGTCAGGACATGACCCGTAGCATTACATTGCCATTGCTAGGCATTGGTGCTGCTGCTGTCAAGAGTGCTGCAGATTTGGAAACTTTAGAAACACAATTTGTTAGCTTGACTGGTGGCGCAGCACAAGCGTCTAAAATGGTTGCGCAGCTCAACGAGTTCACAGCTGCCACACCGTTTCAACTTGAAGAGGTAGGCAACGCAGCGCGGCAGTTGATTGCAAGCGGCACGGCCATCAGTGAAGTCAACGACCAGCTGCAATTCCTTGGTGACATTGCTGCGACTAGTGGATCAAGCATCAACGACATTGCTGCCATCTTTGCAAAGGTCAACGCCAAAGGCAAGGTAGAGCTTGAGAGCCTAAACCAATTGGCCGAGCGTGGCATTCCAATCTTTGCAGCACTAGCAGAGGCCACAGGTTTACCCGCTGAAAAATTAGGTGCTGGCCGCGTATCAGTCGAACAGTTTAACGATGTCCTAAAAAGCTTTAGTGAAGAGGGAGGTTTTGCTGCTGGCGCCATGGAGCGCCTGTCACGCACAACTGCTGGCCGCTTTAGTACGGCAATGGACAATGCCAAACAAGCTGCAGCAGAGTTGGGACAAGTGATTTTGCCTGTCATCAATAACATCTTGGACAAGATTGTTGAGCTGTCAAAGAAGTTTCTAGCAATGGATGACGGTGTGAAACGTGCCGTTGTCACCCTGGGTGCATTAGCTGCTGCGTTTGGTCCAGTGCTGGCCTTCCTGCCGCAAATCATTGACCAAGTAAAATTGTTGTCAGTTGTTATGGCTTCCAATCCAATCATTGCTTTTGCTGGTGTTATCACTGCAATTGGGTTGGCACTAAAGGCAATGAAAACTGATGCTGATGAGGCACGAACAAGCATTGAGGATTTGCGCGATTCGTTTTCAGATTTGACAAAAGAAAGTCGAGAGCAAAAGAAACAAGACGCAGTTGATACAATCAATCAACTTTTGGCATATGAGAAACTGCG